TTTGCATTATCAGAATGGGTTCCGCAAGATGTGGCAGCGTTTGACGCGTTATGATTTTTATTTTCCTGCGTTTGCGATGTTGGGTGAGCAGGCGGTGTTGAATAAGGAGATTTATTGTGATGGATCGGCGACGGATGATGATGTGTTTGGTTATCAGGAGCGTTGGGCTGAGTATCGTTATAACCCATCTCAGATTACTGGTCTCTTTAAGTCTACATCCGCAGGTACCATTGACCCTTGGCATTATGCTCAGCGGTTTACAGCGTTACCTACTTTGAATTCTACTTTTATCCAGGATACGCCACCTCTTGCGCGTAATCTGGCCGTTGGTACTGGTGCTAACGGGCAGCAGCTGTTGCTTGATGCTTTTTTTGACATCACTGCTGCTCGTCCGTTGCCTCTTTACTCTGTTCCTGGTCTTATTGACCATTTCTAATATGTTTGGCGTTGATGACATGTTGATAGCTGGTGGTTTAGCTTCTGCCGCATCTTTTTTTGGCGGTGAGCGGCGTAATGCTGCTCAGGCCGATCAAGCTGCGTCTGCTAATGCTTTTTCTGCGCAGCAATTTGCGAGTCGGTATCAGACCACTGTTAAGGATATGCAGGCGGCTGGTTTGAGTCCGATGTTAGCCTATTCCCAGGGTGGCGGTGCTCCGCCTAGTGGTCAGCAGGCTGCTATGTCTGACACTATTACGCCCGCGGTCGAATCTGGCCGTTCGGCGTATATGGCTAAGGCTCAGTCTGATTTGGTTCGTTCTCAGATTGAGAATGTTGATGCCGATACTGTTGCTAAGCGAGCCCAGGCTGGGCTTATTCAGGCCCAGACTGGTGCCGCTGGTGCTTCTGCTGATCAGTCTCGTTCACAGATTAATGTGAATGAAGCTAATTTTGCGAAGATTGTTGCTGAGACTAAGAATGTCCCTAAGGAGGGCGCCCGTTTAGAGCAGACTGTTGATATGCTGGCTGCTCAGGCGCAGCTGATGCGTGAGCAGGGTCTTACTCAGGGTGCTATTCGTGCGTCTACTGCTGCCACTATTCAGAAGTTGATTCGTGAGACTTCGCTTTTGGATTTGGATATTTCTGCTGCTAATGCCCTTGATAATTTGGGGCGTACTTCTAAGCAGTTAGAGCCTATTGTTTCTATTATTCGTTCGCTTATTAAGCGTTAATTTTATGTTTGAGTCTGATTTTCGTTTTTTATTTGCTTTGTTTTTTATTTTTGTTTTTTTGTTTTCTTTTTCTTTTTTTGTTTAGGAGTTTTTATGTTTAAGTCTCCATTTGTTCGTTCTGGTTTTAATTATGATATGGACTCTGCTTCTAAGGAGTCCGGCCTCTTGTGTTCTGATTTTTCTTTGACGCAGCAGCAGTTTGCTGCTGAGTCTGATATTAATAATATTGTTGATACTTTTATGAAAACCGGTCATTTGCCTGATCCGGTTTCTATGCCTCAGTATGTTGATTATGAGGGTGTTTTTGATTTTCAGACTGCGATGAATGTTGTTCGTCAGGCTGATGAGAATTTTATGCGTATGGACGCTAAGGTTCGTGCTCGTTTCCATAACTCTCCGCAGGAGTTTTTGGAGTTTTTTGCTGATCCAGCTAATCGTGATGAGGCGGTTCGCCTGGGGTTGGCGGTTCTTCCTGTTCAACCTCAGGGTGTGTCCTCGTCAGCTTCGGAGGCGCCAGCCGGTGCAGCGTCATAGCTGCTAAACGCCCCGATAGGGGCTCAAGTACAGTTCGCTACTTGATGTAACTGTACTTGTTGACACCTTTTTGTTTTTCTGTTATTGTTCATTTTAAGGAGAATTTTTTATGAAGCCTCTATCTCGTCATCATGTCTCTAAGCACCGTTCTGCGGCCCAGTTCCGTGGCAATGTTGGTCGTACCAAGGGTGCTAATGTTATTGCCGCGCCTATGCGCGGTGGTATTCGTTTGTAGGTCTCTGTGTGCTCTGCTACGTGGCAGCATCTGACTCATGGCCCCATCAAGTGCGGTCAATGCATAGAATGTCGTTTGGCTTACTCTCGCGAGTGGGCGATTCGCATCACTCACGAACAACAGATGCACAAGGTGTCTTGTATGCTCAACCTTACATATGACGATGCTCATTTGCCCGAATTTGGGCAGTTGTGGAAAGACGATCTTCAGCGTTTTTTCAAGCGTTTGCGTAAGGCTGGGTATGTTTTTAAATATGTAGCTTCTGGAGAATACGGCGATGTTTCAAGACGTCCTCATTTTCATATTGCGTTGTTTGGCGTTGACTTTGGTTCTGATCGTCGGATTTTTGGTCGTAGTTCTAATGGTGAACGGACTTTCATCTCTGATGTTGTTACTCGGCTTTGGCCCTGTGGTCACCACTTGATAGGTTCTCTTAATTTTGAGTCTGCTGCTTATATTGCTCGTTATATCTTGAAGAAGGCTAAGGGTTCTCAGGTTTCTCCTCCTTTAGCTATTGATGATGATGGTGTTTTGGTGGTGCCTAACCCTGAGTTTTTGCTTGTTAGCAAAGGGATTGGTAGGAGTTGGTTTAGAGAATATTTTTTCTCTGATGTTTTTCCGATTGCGTCTGTTATTACTGTGCAGGGTTCTAGGGCTCCGGTTCCTAGGTTTTATAAATCTTTATTGAAGGAGGTTGGCGAGGATTTGGCCCTCGATATGAGTTTTCGTTCTTCTGCTCGTGCTGATATGGAGCGTGAGCGGTTATCTTATGAGAATCTGCCTCATCGTAAGGCTGCCAGGGCTTTAGTTAGTAATGCCCGGGCTTCTCAATCTAAGCGTTCTATTTAATTTTGAGGTTAATATGATTTTATTTGTTGTTTGTGTGAAGGATCGTGCGGCTGATGTTTTTAATCGTCCGTTTTTTGTTCCACATCGAAATGTGGCAGTTCGTGATTTTACTGATGAGGTTAATCGTTCTGCCGCTGATAATGCTTTGAATAAGCATCCCGATGATTTTGATTTATATTTGTTGGGTCAGTTTGATGACTCTGACGGTTCTTTTGCTTCTGCTGGTACACCTGTTGTATTAGTTCGTGGTAAGGATGTTATTTCTTCGTAACCTCTGGGGGCTTCGGCCCCCTCTTTTTTTGGAGTTTGTATGATGCATCGTAATCAATCTGTTAATGCCCATAGTTTTGCTATGGTGCCTAAGGCGGATATTCCTAGGTCTAAGTTTTCTATGCAGAAAACTCTTAAGACTACTTTTGACGCCGGTTATTTGGTTCCTATTATGTGTGAGGAAGTTTTGCCTGGTGACACGTTTAATTGTCGTGTGACTATGTTTGGTAGATTGGCTACTCCGCTTTTTCCAGTTATGGATAATCTTCATTTGGATTCTTTTTTCTTTTTTGTACCCAATCGTTTAGTATGGAATAATTGGCAGAAGTTTATGGGTGAACAGGATAATCCTGCTGATTCTATTTCGTACACTATTCCGCAGCAGGTATCTCCGACTGGTGGTTATGCGGTTGGTTCTTTACAAGATTATTTTGGTTTACCGACTGTTGGTCAGGTTGGTGCTGCTAGTACTGTTTCACATTCTGCGCTTCCGGTGCGTTGTTATAATGAGATTTACAATGAATGGTTTAGAGATCAGAATCTTCAGAATTCCTCTGTGGTCGACAAAGGCGATGGGCCAGACACGAGCCCCAGTACTAATTACGTACTCCTTCGACGTGGCAAGCGTCATGATTATTTCACAGGCGCGTTACCTTGGCCCCAAAAGGGCGGTACTGCTGTAACTTTGCCGCTTGGTACTTCTGCTCCTGTTAAGTTTAATTCTTACGCTGGCCCTAGTATTGATGGTCTTTCTATCCGTTTTGGTGGTAATGCTACTGCTACTCCTGGCATAACGATGACTACTAATCAAGGGTCGGACGTTGGTTTGGCCAATATTCCGAGTGGCACTGCTTCGAATCTTTATGCTGATCTTTCGTCTGCGACGGCTGCCACTATTAATCAGTTGCGTCAATCTTTTCAGATTCAGAAGTTGCTTGAGCGTGATGTTCGTGGTGGTACGCGTTACACCGAGATTGTTCGTGCGCATTTTGGTGTGAT